GTCGGCAGCGGCGACGGCGACGGGACCGGCTACGGATACGGCAACGGATACGGCTACGGATACGGCGACGGATACGGCGACGGATACGGCGACGGGACCGGCTACGGATACGGCAACGGGACCGGCTACGGATACGGCGACGGATACGGCGACGGATACGGCAACGGGACCGGCTACGGATACGGCAACGGGACCGGCAACGGGACCGGCTACGGACACGGCTACGGATACGGCTACGGCAACGGATACGGAAACGACTACAGCGACGGCGACGGCAACGGCTACGGCGACGGTGTAGGGACCATAGAGAAAAACAGGGGAAGAAGATGTTAATTGATATTCCTTACGAAGCAGTTTCTAAAATCGTCACTGATGAACTGAAAGACAGTCTTCGAAATTTAGAAGCAGATTACGAAACGCGAAAGATTGGCGGTATTACTGCTGGAGTGTTTAATTCGAATCGCGAAGTGGATCTGAAGAAGATTGAGAAAACGATGCGCGCACTGAAGCGTGTTTTGTATTATTATGGTGAAAATTTAGATGAATGATAAATTCGAATCTCTGCTCTACAATTCTGGCTTGACTTCTCAAGGCTGTTGGGATAAACTAGATGAGTGGGATCGAGAAGCAGTTTTGAAATTTGGCGAGTTGATTGTTCGAAACTGTATTGATGAAATGGTACAGCAAATGTGGAATTATGGAATTGACGAGTCTAATAATCCGTCCTTCTATAAAGCAGTAGAGAGAACGAAGCAACATTTCGGAGTTAAGTGATGGGCACTAATTATTATGTTATCGAGAATCTTTGCGAATGCTGTAATCGATATGAAGAAGTGTATCACATTGGCAAGGCATCGTATGGCTGGGCATTTTCCTTTCGTGGCTATCGCGACAAAGAGTTGACTTCTTGGCAAGCGTGGAAAGAATTTCTGAAAGACAAGCGCATCAAAGATGAATATGGTGAAGATGTCAACTATGCTTGGTTTGTAGAATATATTGAAGGTTACAAGGCACCAGGTTACATTCGAGAAGATGGACACAAAAATCTTTCTCATAATGAACAGGGTCGCATTGACAAGTATCCGTGGTTCAATCCCCAGTATGATTGGGACGATCCGCAAGGTTATTCTTTTGGCACTCGGGAGTTTTCGTGATGAATCGTGAAGACATTATCCGCATGGCGCGAGAGGCTGGTCCGCTTGTAAGCACGCCGTTTGATGTGTGGTGCGACAGATTCGCCGCCCTTGTCGCCGCAGCAGAACGTGAGGAGTGTGCCAAGGTGTGCGACGAAGAAGCAACTATTGAAGGCGTAGCGCAACGCTGCGCTGATGCCATCCGAGCGAGGAGTAATGTATGAACCGTGAAGATGTTATTCGCATGGCGTGGGAGGCTGGCTTTGATCCTCATGATATGAGCGATGATTTTACTTGCAATCTAGAAAATATTGAACGCTTCGCCGCCCTTGTCGCCGCAGCGGAACGTGAGGCGTGCGCGAAACTTTGTGACGATGAAGCAACAATTGAAGGCGTAGCGCAGCGTTGCGCTGATGCCATCCGAGCAAGGAGTAATGTATGAACAGCATTTTTTGGTTTTTGGCACGTCGAGCTGGATTCGCCTTCTGGGAAAAAGAAGATGTTAATCCACGAAACTACATCATCGACTGGTCTTGTATGTATGACAATGAGATTCAGAAATACACGAAACTTGTGGTCGAACATACTGTTGACTATATAACCAGGAATGGTCTCGCAAAGAAAGAAGACATTCTTGTGGACTTTGGTTTTGAAAGAATGCTTCGAGAAGAAGCACTTGACAAAATGGTGGAAGAAAGTGAAAGACTGGGATTGTATGACTAAAATTAGTCTCACGCGAAAACAGATTCATTCTCTTTATGAAGCAATGACTTCATTCAAAGATATAAAGTCATTCACGATTGGTGTTGACGAAGATCATCTTGTCATTATGTTTGATGATACGATTACAAAAACGAAATTGATGCATAAAAATTCAGAATGAATATTGTATTGACATGCGGTCATGAAGTTGATTCTCTTGACAGAGCATATTCTGTCATGACAAAAACATTTGACAGAGACGGATCAAAAGCAGTATCATATAGTCTGATATGTGGTCCTTGCGAAGACTACTACCGACAGAATGCTGCCATTCTGGATTCAGAAGAAGCTGCTGAACATTGGATGGAAATTGATGCTTAGATACTCCACAAACTGGATGGGTCCAATCAACTCCGATTGGATACAGAAGAATGGGAATCATTGGGCTGGTGGTCGTATCGACGTGTATGGGAGTGAAGAATACCCAGACGAGATAGGACTTCCCATTATGCATGTGGAAGATTATGGAAAATTCAGCGAGTGGCTGGACAGTTTCACTAGCATAGCTATGTGGACTCTTGAAGAATTGGTGCTGCTTTTTGAGAAGCAGACAAAGATTCATATTCGCTGGTTTCATACACCGTATTGGGAAGAAGAAGATGCAAACAGTAATTGAACAAGATGTTTTTGGTGAATATTTCGTCTCAATTCCTCCAGAAATTTTAGACTCGCTTGGATGGAAAGAAGGAGACGAAATTCATATCTCTGTTGATGGTGACAAAATAATTTTGGAGAAGAAAAATGACAGCGCGATTTGATCTTGAACAGCAAATTATGGAAACGTGGCAGATTGTTGACGATCTGAAACTCTTTCGAGAAATTCTGGATAGTGAAGAATTTGCTGGACTGTCTGCTGAATTTACAGACAAGATTGATAACTTCATATTGGCGTTGATCACGATTTATGGTTATCGATTTGACAGGACTTTCCGCACGTTTGAGAAAGTGTGTGCAGAGGCGGTGTATAAATAAGTTTTGCTCGGTCAGTACGGTGGGACGTGCAGGTAGACAATACACGGACAAGGTTCGAATCCAAACTGAGCAATTATGATCGTATGATATCAATTGGAACTGTTCTGGACGGCGGTTCGATTCCGCCCACCTCCACCAAAGTATATTCGCTGAGTGTATTTTGTTGGGGGTGTCAGGTTTCGACAGGGCAAGGAAGAAAGATGGACGATTCGGCAATGCTAAAGTCGTAGGATTGGGATTTCTCGGTCGAAGAAGCAAAAAAATAAACGCAAACGATGACGTTTATACTGAGGAGTACGCTCTAGCAGCGTGATTTCTCGGGGTTTCGGGAGTTTCGTGTTCCCCTGGGAACCACCTGGCAACAGAAAAACTCCCACTATTATTTGATTTTACATCAAAAACAGCGTAAAATATTTAAACTAAATATTTTTATCAACCGCAAAAAGTAGAGAAAATGACTGCAGAAAAATTAGTAAACGCAATCCTAATTGCGTTGATAACTTTTGCTACAGCAATAAATTATGTTAGACTCGTTTCCGTTCAAGAAGTAGCATATGATATCGACGTTCCTGATCCAGAGCTAATAGGAGATCCAATTATTGATGATGCACCTGTGAAACCGAAAGAAGACTCCAAAGAACTTCTTGCGCAAGAAACAAATTGTTTAGCGGAAAACATTTATCATGAAGCTGGTAATCAGCCTCTGCGTGGTCAGTTGGCAGTCGCTGCTGTAACTCTCAATCGTGTGAGTCAGTATCGATTCCCAGATACAGTCTGTGATGTAGTTCATCAACGAAGTCATCGTGGTAACTGCGAGTTCACCTGGATTTGTAAAGGTCGAAGAGTCGATCCAAACAATCCGAAATTCCGCGAGACTTATGAACTCGCAGAAAACATTCTGAGAGGTGAAACTGAGCTTGATTATCTAAACAACGCTGTTTATTACCACTCAACGCGAGTGCATCCTTGGTGGGCTAATAAAAAAGAATTTGTTGGTCAAATCGGCGCACACAAATTCTACGCAGAAAGAGGTTAACATGACGAGAGAAGAAAAGAATCTATTTTCAATTCTGATTCAAACTTTAGCGCACCAAAAATCAATGAGTCACATGGATGCCATTGTATATCATTGCGAACAAACTGGACTTGAAATCGAAGTGGCTGCTAAGTTGGTCGACGAATCATTGAAATCTAAACTTGAAATGGAAGCAAAGGAACTGGGTTACATTCAGAGGACTTCACAGCTTCCTGGTATTTGAAATGTCAGCATATGATATCTATAAATCCTATCAGGCTCTGAAGTTACATTTCAATTCTGATAACTATGATTACTTCAAATATCATGGAAAGACGAAAGTCAGCGAACATGCTTTTGAAATAAGCAAGGATAAATATGCTTTCGTGAAACTTTCCAGAATCTGTAATGAATCTGAACTTCCCTATTACACAGCTGCATACTATCAAAAGAAAAACAGAATATGGATTCGTGATCTATTGACGGATGAAGCTAAAGAAATCTTCAAGGATTGGACAAGGGAACAACAATCAAGGATGTATTTTTTCAAGGAGGATTTATGTAAACTTCAGCAAATTGACTTTGGTGAATCGCTTCGAGTGATCGATGGTCAATCACCAGAGTTACTGAATATGGTGTACCAAGGTGAAATTTCTCAGGATAACTTTTTGATCATCGATGCTATACTTGGATTGATTGATCGTTGGTCAAATAAACTGGATGACTTTATGTTTGATATGTTGAAAAAGCAGTTGAACAAATACAAACCATTCCTGTTCATGTATAATGATCTAAACATAAATCTCTACAAAAAAGAACTAATTAATTCTTTACATCCTGACAGAAAGAATATATAATGGTTGTACATTATGGGAATAATGTGGATAAGTCGCATACAATAACATACGGAGTATACAAATATGGCAATGTCTCTCGCAAATCTGAAAAAGAAATCATCATCAATCGACAAGCTGACCAAAGAACTTGGTAAGCTGAAAGGAACGTCATCTAAAGACGAACGATTCTGGCAACCAGAAGTTGATAAAGCTGGTAATGGTTATGCTGTGATTCGTTTTCTCGATGCGCCTTTCGTTGATGGTGAAGATGCGATGCCTTGGGTTCAAATCTTCAATCATGGATTCCAAGGACCTGGTGGCTGGCTGATCGAAAACTGTCTGACTTCGATCAATAAGCCATGCCCAGTGTGTGAACACAATTCCAGTCTTTGGAACAGTGGGATTGAGTCCAACAAGGATATCGTGCGAAAGCAGAAGCGCAAGCTGTCATACGTCGCCAATATTCTTGTTGTAAAAGATTCGGCGAATCCTTCTAATGACGGGAAAGTGTTTCTTTACAAGTTTGGAAAGAAGATCTTCGATAAGATTCAAGCAATGCTCGAGCCTGAGTTTGAAGATGAGAGTGCAGTAAATCCTTTCAATTTCTGGGAAGGTGCGAACTTCAAACTGAAGATTCGTATGGTTGAGGGATATCGTAACTATGATAAGTCTGAGTTTGATTCTCCCAGCCCATTGTCGGATGATGATGCTGAAATCGAACGAGTCTGGAAAGAGGCTTATTCGCTTGTTGAGTTTCTGAATCCGAAAGAGTTCATGCCCTATGATGAACTGAAAGCAAAACTGAATCGTGTTCTGAGTCTGGCTGGTGCGACCAAAGCTCGGACTGTTGAAGAAGATTCAGGTGATGACGAACCAGTGATCGCTGGCGACTCAAATTCTGGTGATGAAGATGATACTCTGGAATTTTTTAGGAAACTAGCGGATTGACAGGAGGTTTTATGAGACGTATTCTTGCGGCTCTATTACTCTTTCTTCCTGGTATAGTCTATGCTAATAGCTACACTGCTGTGTTGGAATGGGATATTCCAACACAGTACGAGGATGGTACAGCAATTCTACCAGAAGATATCTTGAAATACACTGTTCATTATGGCACAGCTACAGGTAATTACACGAACTCTGTTGATGTTGATCCAACAGCATTAGAGGGTGAAATTACTGGTCTTACAACTGGAACTTATTACTTCGCAATTACAGTAACGACAACTGAACTTGAAGTTTCTGATTTTTCAAACGAAGTAAATCATAAGTTCACGTCAGGAAAATCGAAAGCGCCAGTGCTTCGATTTAAGCTGAAAAGAAGGGACGACTAACAGGAGTCTAACATGAACGCAATATTTCGCTCAAAAGTTTTATGGATAGTTGTGGTGTTTTTAATTCTTCTTGTTGCAGCTTTTGCAGCTGAAGCTAAAGAGCCTAAAGTTTCCATAGGACTTACAGGCGGAACATTGAAGTCTAGCGAATTGATAACCCAAAGGCTTGGAGTATCGTATGGTGATTGGTATGCCAGAGCTGAAAAGTTTGGCGGCGAGAACTATAATGATATTTGGGGATTCACATTCGCTCGACGTGTTCATGTTGGTGACTGGAGAGTCCACCCATTCTTAGAACTCGGTGCTATGTACACCAATGATGAGTTGACACAAAATGATCGACCACTCGTAAGTGACACATTGACATTTCACTTGAGTGCTGGATTAGTTTGGAAATTGTCTGCACTGACTGAGGTTGAGGTTGCATGGATTCATAACTCAACCGCAGAACGTGCAGATATTAATGATGGTATTGACAGAGTGTTCGTAGGATTCAACTGGGCATTTTAATGCCCAGTTGCTATGCTATTGGATGTTTTGCTGGATGCGAGAATATTCTTGCAGCAATATCTCCATAAGAAGTTTCGTCATTTCTTGAATTGACTGTCATTGGCGGTGGTGGCGCTGAACTTGGTGCGACGTTATTGATCGTTCTACTATCAATATTGTTAATCACAGGTGATGCGGTTTCCAATGCAGTTTTATTTTCTTCTTCACTCATTTCAAGTTGAGTTTGCGCTTCGCGTAGAGCTTCATTGGTTTTATCAAGTGGTAACATTGGTGGTAATGGAATGTTAGCATCTTGAGCCATTCCTCGTGCAATTGCGTCACCTTTTCGTTGTATTTCCAGTCTTCTTTCATGTTCTGCTAAATCATAAACTGGAGGTAGACCAGCTTCCTTGCGAATTCTATTTGTTTCTTCAATTTCTAATTTTGCTGTTTCGCTCAGAGGGACAACTCTGTCTCCTTCAAATTCTTTTACTCTTACTCCTTCATCTATAGAACTATCTCTAGGAGTGTTAAACATATATGTTGGTTTATCAGATCCAACAGTTCCTGGCATAACATATTCTGGTTTATATCGATTTTCTTTGTATTCAGGGTCCATCAATTCATACATATCCAAATCTTGATTCGAATCGTAAGTTTTATCAGTGAGACCTAATGATTCTTTCCCTTTAATTACTTTTATTACATTACCATTCTGATCATATAATGTTGCGTCTACAGGAGGAACTATCAATCCATCTTTATAATATTTTGCCATCAAAAATTGATACATTATTTCAGATTTCATTGATCGCTCATCATCTCCAAAACCATTTCGCGCTTCTTTTCCATCTCTCACCTCAAGTGCGTTAACTAATCTATTCTCTAAGTCTCTAGCTCCCAAACTATTGTCTTCAGCGATTATTCCATACGCACTGCGGGATTGTGAATCGAACTTTAATGTGGTTCCATCAGCAAACATCACAGATTGATCATTAATTTCAGCAACTTCTCTTGCCAGTTCTTCATATTTTAAAATTTCATCAGCCGCATTTACACGTGCATCCAGCGCTTCTTGATCGCTTGTTGATTTTTTACCATTGTCTGTTGTTGGTATTTCCTTCGGTTGTTTGGTTTTAGCAAAAGGCGAACCACTCATTGCATTTACAGCTGCATTAATTAATGGTTGAGTCGGATCGGATTTCGGTGCTGGTTTTGGTGTTGGTGCTGGTTTTGGTGTTGGTGCCGCTGGTGTTTCGCTCGGAGGAAGACTATAAAAATCTTCATCAAGTTCTCTACTTTCATACATTGTTGATGGCATACCGTCCGCCCGCAAGCCCCTGCGGTATCCAAATGAAACAAGTCTATTTACTTCCAGCCATACATCTCGATCTACTTTATTACCATCAATTGCCGCAATCTGTATCGTGCCTTTAAACAGTTCAATTTTTGATTTATCTGGATCGAATGGAATCTTCATTCTCTTGGCAACCCGAATGGCGGTCTGCATTATCATTTCATTTTCGGTTTCGCCCAATTTCCGAACACCAGGTTTCGGATGACTTGCATATTCGGAACGGCGGTCATCGAGTGTTTCTGTTCGTGAACTCGAGGATGATGCGCCTGTAGATTCCTGCATTTCACGGTTGGGCATCGATCCTTCTGGAAGTTCAGAACTACCAGATGATGTGCCTTTAAGTTCCTCTAAAGGTTTCCCATAATATGATTCATAGAAATCATCTTGACCTGGAGACATTGCGATTGGACCAGCAACACCCATTCCAGTAGAAGTCATTGATCCAGCAAAGGTTTCTAGATCACCAGTTGTTGAATCTTCTTGCTGTGTTCGATTCCATAACGATCCAATGCCTGTAGCGACAGCAGCTGTTCCTAATACCCAAGGATTTGCCAAAAACCTACCATACTTAAGAGCCTTCTTACCATACTTTTTAATTGCAGCCCAAGCGCCAGCCCCAGTGCCGACTTCAGTGGCATCTTCTAACAATGAATCAGGACCACCACCACTACCTATTTTTTCTAATATTTCGTCTAGTTTTTTAATTACTTCTTCTTGGTGCTCTTTATCTCGTTCATCTTTTTCAGCTGCAGCATATTCTTTCCTATCTTCTGCAGCTGCAATTTGAGCTTGAGTTTCTTTACCTCCACCCTTTGTTAATTCTTTTTTTAGCTGTCCTATGATTTGTTTCGCAGTATTTTGTGAAACTCTAGTCGAAGTTTGTGGCATTTGGTATTCTTGATTCCCAAGATATGCCGCTTTAGACAATACAGATGCTGATTCTGCTTTTGATGCGAATCTTCCAGACCTACCAGACGCAGTTGCTGCTGTTACTTGCTTTCCTTCTGGTGCTAATGGGTCGTATCTGAAAGTTTGTTGTTTGTCACCTTTACCAATTGTAATGCTCTTGGTGCCAAGTCTGGCATCAATCTTATCAATCTTCGAAGAAAGATAATCAACTTTAGCATTGAGTTCTTTTAATATCGGCTTGATCTCTCGAACAGCCGATCCTCCTCGCTCTCTTGTCATTTGATCAGAGGGCTTATACAGTTCAGAGTATGCTTTTTGTGTTTGTGATCTGTCTCTGGATGCTGTATTGATCTTTGAAGCTACTCTTTCGCCAAAAACGGATTCAGCCATTCCATAAAGAATTCTACCACCAAATCCACCACCATACTTAAGAGCAGCTTCTTCTTTCGCCCTCCGTCTGTTCTCAACGAGAGAATCGATTCTGTCATTGAGAGGATCAGATGTTCCTGGGAGCTTAGACATGACTGATATGAGGGAACCTGTTCTAGGTCTTCTTCTTGCCATTACTTTCTACTTCTCGCTGCTCTTATTTGTTGATTTCTTAGTTTAATTTTCTCATTCTCTTCTTTTATATGTTGAATTAACAAATTTATGTAAATGTCACGTTCCCAAGGAATCATATTTTCAAGTTCAGTCAATGAATACTTATGTTTATGAATCAAATCAAAATTTGTTTGATAATATTTTATCAAACAATCATTACTAAAGCTCAGGAAAAAAAATCGGCAAGTCCCTCCAACTTAATTGTATGTTCATAATCGCATCTAGGGCACTTATGAACTTTTTCATACTTTATAGTCGGTGCATTTTTAACAAATTCCCACATCTTTTCATAATCGTTTGATCTTATTTGAGAAACGAATTCGATTAATTCTTTCTCATTCACTGTATCTGCGTCATGAACTTCATCGCCTTCAATAATTTGTTCAATGCATTTTGCAATAACGAGATCAGCTAATTCAAGATTATCTTGATTGATTAAGTTCGTAATTTCTAAATTTGGATTTCTCATCTTAATTGCAATTGCATCATTTAACCAAATCAAATTTGATTTTTGATTCGACTTGGATTCGACGTCTTTTAAAAGATCAACGTCAACATTAATGATCATGTTGCATCTATTTTCGTCTTCAAGAGTGTTATTGCATCTATAAACTAAATTAATAACCTCGCTGACTGATTTCGCTCTGAGATGTATGAATATTAATTCTAACTGCGACAAAGATAACGTATCAACATCAATATCATCGATGCAACAGTTTCTTATGATTTGTTTGATGCTGTCGACGACCTCAGAAATTTCTTTTGACTGAACTGCCATCATCAGCATTTTTTGTTCTTTGACTAAAAATGGTCTGAACTTTACTGGCGATCCTTTTACTTCAACGCCAGGTATTTCAAATGTTGGATAATCTAAT